GGGGCATCAATAACCGGATAAGCCATTTAAGACTCCTTGAAAAAAGTTTATGTACCTGTGCCAAAAGTGACTTTTGACGATCTTTCCGCGAATTTTGACATCCGTGGATCATTGTCTTTCATGTAGGTGTTATCCACCGAATCCATCTGGGCCTTATTAATCTTTGCGAAATGTTCATTGCGCTGAGACATAAATTCCGAAGGAATTCGACAAAGAACCAACCCGCCCACCTCAATGTTGCCTTTAAAGCGACCATCGGTGGAAGCGTGCATCATCAGCTCAGGGTATTCCTCTGCTTTGCAGGGTTCATAGCCTTCGCGTAACTTAGAAGAGATGTTTGAAGGATCTCCACTACCCAAAATGCTAGTGCGGATCCAACGATGCGCCCAACCGGGGCGATCATCTGGATTGGGAAGAGACTCAGGGGGTCGCCAAGCTTCTGGCCTAGTGAACTTTGTCCGAGAATCGTGTTCGCGACTAAGACGATTTTGTGTTTGTGCTGCTGTCATGTCATTCACCTCTATTAAGTATTGCAACCTGTTTAGCGTATTGTTATGGAGTAATCCCAAGCTTTCTCGCAAGTCTAACTTGAGACGCCTTCAACTTAATACGTCCGGGCGGGGTGCTACGTGCGGCAGGGGCCACAACAGTAGCTGGTTTTGTTGCACGGCGTGGGGGTTCATCCTCATCATCCGGTTCTGATACCCTTTTTCTTGGAGGGGGGTCATCGTCCTCATAGCTCTCAGCATCTTCAAAATGCTCAGGAAATCGTTTGCGCATTGTTTTATCAATGGTTTGGAAGTACTCTTCAGTACCTACATAATCCGCACCATACTCCCTTTGTAGACGTTTGTCAATGCCCATAGCAGCCATTGTCATTTCTTCGTCTGCGCCCCACCAATCACTGTTGGCTTCTACCCACTTTTGAGTACGAGGGCTAACTCTAGGCTGCTGGACTTCTTCACGGGTGGGCTGGAACTCTTTTTCCTCTTCCTCTTTGATTGGCCTCATGCTTTCGGCACGATCAATCTTCAAGGTAGCCCGGGCGATTGCTTCTTGCGCTGCAACAATTGAATCCGGATCAGCGGCTTCATACGCTTTTTTGTACTTCTCTTTGGCTGCATCCAGCTCTATCTGAGCAGCAGATTTGGACTGCTCAATATAGGCTTCACTGCCGGTAGACAGTTGTTTTTGCAGCCGCTTGTTCTCTTCAAATACCTTACGGGCAAAGTCCTCGGCAGCTTCCCGCTCGCGCAGGGCTTGCTCTTTGGCGCGTCGCTCGTCGTGATATCCACGAGTAAATTTCTTAATTCGCTTTTGGACCTTCTCGTCGTATGAGTTCAGTTCTTCGTCTGTAACTTCATCGACGGGCTCCTTCATCGGCTTGCGGCCACGGTCTTCTGGAGGTGTATCGTCTTCAACTTCAACCTCTACTTTGGAGTTGGCTTCAGCTTTTTCCCTTTCTTCTTTTTCGTCAGGGAACTCAAACTCTTCGCTCTCATATTTAGGTAATGGCATATTTTTCCTTATGCAGCGCGGGTAATTCCACGCGGATCTTGAACAACGGCTTCGACGGAATCATCGTTAATGATCCTGAACTCTCGGCCATGAATTTTCAGGCGCGTGCCTGAATTTGGACGGACAATGACAAAGTCACCGACCTTACAGCGCGGCCCACCGGGGAACCGTGTTTTGTCTTGATAAGCTTCTGGGCCCATCTTTACGACAAATAAGACCGGGGTCAGAATCTCTTCCTTCCAGATCTCTTGGCTTGACTTAACAATTCCAAGCTCGCTTTCTGCGTACTCTTCCAGCGCCTCTGGCACCATAGTAAGCAACATAAAACCAGCAGGATCGGGCAGTTGTTTGGCTTTCTCTTCTGCGTCCTTGTTCAGGATCCCAGATAAGTCCACCGCAGCAACGTCAAATTCAGTCATCAAAATTCTCCATTTTTTGCACAAGGTCTCTGACAAGTTGCTCTGCGGAGGCTAGACCCCGGATTACCCCACAGATATGCCGATACTCGGCAAAATCAGCCACCCGACCGGTGGCGAGAAAATTAACCTGCTCGTCGGCAAATTTGTGTATTTCATTTGCAACGTGCTTTAACACGCGATCTGATTCCATGCTTAATCCTTCTTAGGTTTTTGGCCGGTATTTTGAGCAGCCCGTTGAGCTGCTTGCTGCACAGCCATTTGAGCGCGGTGTTTTGCAGCGTCAATGCCCATACGTGTACCCTCAAACTCTGCTTGACGGGCAAGTGTGTCTTTTGTAGCGGCTGCATTTGCCGCGACCTGCATAGCTGCGATCTCTTTTTGAGCCGCGATACGTGTCTCTTCCACACGAATTTGATCCGCTTTTGCTGCGGCCTCCATTGCCTGCTTCTGCTGTTTCAACTGCAACTCGCCCTGTTTGATCTGCAACTCCTGCATCTGCATCTGAACAATAGGGTCCTGCATCTGCTGTTGAGCCTGCTGCTGTTGAGCTTCTTGTTGGTTCTGCTGTAACAATTGCTGCGATGCTTGTGCGGCCATGATCGCAATCCGATCTGCCAACTCTGCGGGGATACGTTCTTCCTTCTGTCCGGCTTCTGTAACGGGAGGCAGCGGCATCCCCATAGTCTTCTCGACCTGTAGTCGGTACTCGAACGCCATGTGCTCGTTGATGTGAGCCATCGCCGCAGACACGATCTGCTGCGCCATTGGGTTCATCTGCATCAACTGTTGAATTTTCGGATCTTGGATCGCCGCCATGTGTACAGCAATATGCGCCTGATGATTCTGCTGGATGAACGCCTTGACAGGCTTCATGTTCATCAAGTTCTGAGTCTCTTGTACTGGGTCAACAGGAGTCGCGTCGTCTTCAACTTTGACCAACTTCTCGGCATTCTTAACGCCCAGCACCTCAATCATTTGACGGTGTAAAAACGACATGTCATACAACTGCGGAGCAGTCTGAGCCAGCTGCATCACAGCTTGGTACTGCACAATCTTCTGCGCCATCGTGGCTGCGTTCGGATCACTTACAGGAATCACGTCCACCATATCGTAGTCAGACTTCTTCGCCTTACGGTCACCTTCTTCTGGCTCGTAGTCATACTCTTCTGGTGTGTAGTCAGCAATGATGACCTTTAAGAGTTTGAACTCCTGCTTCATAGTGAAGTGCATACGTGACTGCACAGCGCCCATCACTTTTAACTGACGCTCAAGCAGAGCCAGAGTAGTGCCCACAGGTGCTTGCGCACTCATATCAGACACGTTCATATCCCCACTAGAGGCAAATGAGCGGCCTTCTTCTACGATGTTTTGGAACAACGCAAACAGAACCTGACTTGGTTCCTTGTACGGAAGAGGTAAGATGTTGTCGCGGATACTTCCGGAAGGCACATCTACGTCTCGGAATTCACCGGGCTGGATGGGAGTGTCATCACCTTTAATGCGAAGCCCACGCGATTTAAGTCCACCGGGCAAGTTAGATAGAGTTCCTGCGTCCACCAATTGACGAATAAGCATGGTCGCTGACTTGGCATATCCACCGATGAGGTGGATAAGGCCGTAACCATAGAAGCCAAAACCGGGGATGTATTGGTAGTGGACAAAGTGTTGTCGTTTGAGGTGCAGCTCATCTCCTTCATACCAATTTCTCCTGATGGCTAAGACAGTGCCTGTTCCTTTTTCTATAGTCACGACATAAGGCAGCGCAATACCTGTCTCACGCCCCTTCTTGTCCTTGTGTTCAAACCCTTTCAGGTCCAAATCAATGTGCATCTCAAGAATGCGATACCGATCATCTTGGATGGCAGACATGCCATTCTCTTCAGCCTTCTGCTTCTCAATATCGTCCAGCTCGTAGCCGGGTTCTCCTAGCTCCACGTCACGGTAGAACCCAGCCTCTTGTAACTTAATGACCTCGTTCTCGGTCTTACGCATCACGTGGGTTACGCGCTCGGCTGTCTCCAAGTTACTGGCCCCATACGGCACAATGATGTCTTCCGCAGGAATAAACACCGCCATCTGACGACCTTTGCTCGGGTCATAGTACACCTTCTTGAACGCAGAGCCTGCGATGGGTAAGTTCCACAGCATCTTCTCGTGCTCTGGTCGATACTCAGTCATCACCTCGGTCAACTGATAGTTCATGTCTTCTTGTACGCGCTCTGCGGCATCAGTCGTTTCGGGAGTCTCTCTGCCAATGATTTTTGTCTTCACTGGACCAGCAGCAGGGAATGTCTCCATAATCCCCTCGGCTTGGAAGCGCACAACGCTCTCAGTCAGCATTGGGTGGAACACTCCACACGCCCCTTGCCAAGGCTCAGTCCGCTCTTCATAACGAAGTCCAAGCAGCTTCAGACCTTCAACATATGTCTGTATCCACTCTTTACGATCTTGCTGGTCTTTCTCAAAGTCATCAATCAGTTCACTACCAAGTGAATCTAATTCTCTCTCGTCGATTAAATCAGCCAAGTTTTCGTCAAACGATTCTGAGTTTTTTGGCTCTGGACGCAGTGAAATCTCCATATCCCCAATGCCAATATTGACCGCATCTGGGTTCTCAATCTCGATCTCTAAGTCTGGTTGACCAAGAGCTTCTAAGCCTTGAGGAGCCTCGTAAAGTGACTTGCCTATTGCCATGATTAATCCTTAAACCGTGTAGTACCGCTCTGTGCGGCTACTTTTAAAATACTGAACTTCATCAGGTTCATCGTTTGGTAACCTAATGAAACCCCCTTGACGAAAACGTGCTAGGGCTTGTGTGGTTGAGTCAACCAAGTCATCGTTTGCACCGCTTGGAAAGTCGTTACACTCTTCGATAACTTCTCTTGCCCATCTACGGTCTGGTGCCCATACCATCCCTGAAGAGAACAAATCAGAGACAGCATTAACACGCGCAATCTTATCCTGTCCTTTACCCGGCGTAAACTCTCCTACAGGCACGCCCATACGTCTAAACTCTTGGTACAGCGCCGCGCCGTTAGACTTCTTCTCCACTACAAAAGCGTCCGGCTCCCAATCTTTGTACTCCTCCAGCACCATCTTTTTAAGGTCTGGAAACTCCATACGTTTCTTTATGGCATTGAGCAAAATAATATTGTAGTTCTTCGACTCTTCGTTGAAAAAGACGCCCCATGTGGTCAGGGCGTTGTAGTCAGACCTGTTGTTTGTCTCTTGGGCAGCGTCCAAGCTCATGATGATGAACTCGCAGTTGGGGGGCGGTTTGTCCTGATCCCATATCTGCCACCACTCCCTTTTTATAAGAGCGCCCTCTTCTGATACGGGGTTCTGCATATACTGGGCTTCCCAGTAACGCACGTCCATACCAGCCTTTTTGGACAGTAATTCCTCAATGGTCCAGAACTCACCCCACAAGGGTTTCTCGTTCAAAATCGCAGGGAATTCAACAATCTCCCAGTCATCTACGCCCTCTTCTCGGGCCATCTGACTAACTATCTGACCAGTCAAATCAAGTTTGGACCACCGTGTCATCACAATGATGATTGCACCGCCCGGCATAAGGCGCTGGAGAGGGCCAGACTGAAACCACTCCCAAGCAGGAA